TGGATTATTGCTAGTTACGTCTTCTATAACTGGTTTTGTTAATTCTAACTCTACTTCAATAGAAGCATTTATTAACGATAATGCTGGTACAGCGGTTACAGCAACAAATACAGATAATGACCAAGATGTTTACATGACTGTTACTTATGAAGCTGCTTAATTAACTACATTAGATTGATGCAGTCAGAAAGTTAACCAAAGGAAATAAAATGTCACTTACTAAAGTAACTTGGAACATGGTGGATCAGCCTTCTACCAGCACCGGATTAAACACGTTTTTTGGCAACGGCGCTTTGGCTTCTGTAACAACGGGAAACAGAAATATTGCAATAGGCCCAAACGCCAACACCACTCTTACAACAGGATTTGATTGTATTGCTATTGGGTGGAATGCCTTACAAAACAATAACAGTACTGACAATGTTGCTATTGGTAGCCGTTCTATGCTTGACAACACAACAGGCGCGGCAAACGTTTGTGTTGGTAAAAACACAATGTGGTTTAATAAAACTGGCGGTTTTAATGTTGCTGTTGGTCACAATGCAATGCTTTGGAACGATTCTGGCATTAACAACGTTGCAAGCGGATTACAAGCACTTTACAGCAATAGAGATGGTGAAGGGAACGTGGCATTAGGCCGAAATGCTCTTTACGCAAACACACGAGGGGATAACAACATTGCCCTTGGGCATCAATCACTACTATATGGGAATGGTTCTGACAATATAGCAATTGGCAATTTGGCTTTACAAAACCTTGCTTTACGCTTTCCAGCGGGTTCTCTTATAATCGGTAACGAATACGTTATTGTAGAAATTGGCAATACTGATTGGATTGCAATTGGCGCTACCCGAAATGATACAGGTGAAATGTTTGTTGCTACGGGTGTTGGTAGTGGTACAGGTGTTGCTGCGTTAAATTCAACAGTCGCCAGCGGTAATGTTGCAATTGGCGATCTGGCAATGCGGCAGAACGAAAGCGGCGTAAATAACGTGGCTATCGGTAAAAATTCTTTGCTTACAAATAGAGATGGCGTTGACAACACCTGTGTTGGTACTGGTTCTCTGACGGCAAACACAACTGGAGGCAGCAATACTTCATTGGGCAACAGCACAATGTTGAAAAACGAAACTGGTTCGCATAACACCGCTTGTGGAGCAGCCGCACTTTTTAACAACATTTCTGGGAACGGAAATATTGCGCTCGGCGGTTACGCCGCTGGCGGTTCATACGCGCCAGTATTTGATGTGACCACTGAAAATAACCGCGTTGTGATGGGCAGTACTGCGGTCACAAATGCTTATATTCAAGTTGCTTGGACAACTGTTTCCGACGCCCGTGACAAAACTGATTTTGCTGCCGTGCCGCATGGTTTGGATTTCGTGTGCAAGTTGCAACCGACTGCATACCGATACAAAGAATCCCGTGATGCCGAGGTCGGACATGGCCCTATCCGATACGGTTTTACAGCTCAAAATGTGTTGGAGCAAGAACTGGCGGCAGGCGCACAGCCTGTGATTGTGGATGCTGACACTCCTGACAAGCTGCGATTTAACGACCAAGCCATGATTGCAGTTTTGGTTAATGCAATTCAGGAACTCAAAGCGGAATTTGATGCCTATAAAGCATCGCATCCTTAACCGTACTGGTGCGGCCCACCAGACTTAATGCCTGACTGGATGGTCAGGCTGGAAACAAGGAAATATCATGTCTCTCGAAAAAGTCACCTCTGTCGATCTGATTGAAGTCATTGAAAACGGCTCCATTCAAGTTCGCACCAAGACCGCTATCAAAGAAGATGGCGTTGAAATCAGCAGCAAGTTCCACCGCCACGTTGTCGTGCCCGGTGCTGACGTAAGCGGTGAAGATGCCAAAGTGCAAGCTATTGCCGCATCTATCCACACTGCTGACGTTGTGGCCGCATACGAGGCTGCACAAGCTGCCGCGCAAACGATTGTTGCACAGCCAGAGTAATCTGCTGTAAGATAACCCAACCGTACCGGTGAGGTTCACCGGGAACTCACATGAGTTAAAAATGACTGATGAAGTCCAAGCCTTAGCGGAAGTTGACTCCGCGCAAGCACCCGAGGTGACGGCCACCACGGACAATGCACAAAATGCGCCGGTAGTAGCTGAGAATCAAGACGGTAGCACCCAAGAGGAAAAGAAGTACTCGCAGGCTGAAATCGACGCGATGATTGGCAAGCGCCTCGCAAGAGAACAGCGCAAATGGGAACGTGAGCAGCAGGCAAAGCAGGCACCCGTGCCAGCAATGCCAACGGATATTCCGACAGCAGATCAATTTGACAGCCCACAGGCATACGGTGATTTCATCCGTGCCGAAGCTGAAAAGCTGGTCCACCATCGGGAAATCCAGAAACAACGCGCTGAGATTGAAGAAACCTTCGCAGAGCGTGAGGAGGAGGCCCGGTCTAAATACGATGACTTCGACCAAGTTGCGTATAACCCGAACCTTCGCGTCACCGATGTGATGGCCGAAACCATCAAAGCGTCTGACCTTGGACCTGATCTGGCCTACTGGCTAGGTAGTAACCCCAAGGAAGCTGAACGCATTTCTCGCTTGTCGCCACTGTTGCAAGCGCGTGAGATTGGAAAAGTTGAGGCTAAATTAACTGCCGAGCCTTTCCAAAAGAAAACATCGTCCGCGCCTGACCCGATTCGTCCGGTAACCGCACGAGCAACAAACCCGGGTGTCACTGACACCACCGATCCTCGGTCTACCAAGACACTGAATGTATCGGACTGGATTGCTGCCGAGCGCCAAAGACAAATCGACAAAGCACGGGCACTCCGCAACCGCTAGGTCAATTTGTAATCTGGAAAGTTCTTAGATTTGCATCGTTGGCGAAAAGTGGCAGGAGCAATACCCGCCGCCCGAGCGCCAGCAGAAACAGAAGGATAGGGGATACCTTGAAAGCTACATTGAGTTTTGGGACCGACAACAGCGAGGATCGCGGCTTTTTTGCTGCGGGTTTCCTCGCTGTCAATCGTGCCTTTACGAAACTCACGTATCTTTTGCCGGGCAGCGTCTGTTCGGGTGTATCTTCCGATCTGGCTAGATATGTCAAGATGCCTTTCGCCAAAGTGTTCTTTGGCGGTAAGACACTCAAGATTGTCGGATCTGTTGTCAACCTTGTCGCCGTTAATGTGGTGAACTTGTTTAATGGGGTCAAAATCCTCCAGCCAACAAGCAGCTACAACTCGGTGCATAAGGCGTTCCCTGCCCAACATAAGGTATCCTTGAGGATGCTGATGGGGAGTGTAGGGATGCAAATTTCTAAGAACTTTTCCGCAGCGCGAGACGGCGTAAAGATGGTCAAACATACGGTATTCAATACCGTCCATCGTAAAGCTAATCATGTTGTGCCTTTCTGGGTGATTGCAAAGACTTCATCTTACCATTGAAATAAGGAAATGTATAAATGTCTAATTCTATCTTGACCATCGACATGATAACTCGCAAGAGTTTGGAAATTCTCGAGAATAACCTCGTCATCACCCGCAACGTGAACCGTCAGTACGACGACAGCTTCGCTGTCTCAGGTGCCAAGATCGGTTCCACACTGCGTATCCGTTTGCCCGACCGCGCTTTGGTCACTGACGGTGCCGCCCTGCAAGTTCAGGACGACAACGAACAGTTCACCACTTTGACTGTCTCCAGCCAAAAGCACATCGGCATCAACTTCACATCCGCTGAATTGACCATGCAGATGGACGACTTCGCAGAGCGTGTCTTGAAGCCACGTATCAGCCAGTTGGCCTCTACCGTGGACGCTGACGTTGCCAACGCATACAAGCTGGTTGGTAACTCTGTCGGCTCCCCCGGCAATGCCCCATCGACCGCCTTGGTGCTGTTGCAAGCCCAGCAGAAGCTGAACGAGAACGCCGCCACCATGTCGCCTCGCTACGCTACCGTGAACCCTGCCGCTAACGCTGCCTTGGTGAACGGTCTGTCTGGTTTCTTCAACCCCACAGATGTCATCTCTCGCCAGTTCAAAAACGGCATGATGGGTGAGCAAGTGTTGGGCTACGAAGAAGTCAACATGAGCCAGTCGATCAAGGTCCACACTTGCGGCACCCGTGCTGCTACTGGCAACACCACTGGTGCCAGCGTGACTGCTGAAGGCGCAACCACTCTGACATTGACTGTCGGTTCTGGTGAAACCATCGCTGTTGGTGACGTGTTCACAATCGCTGACTGCTTTGCAGCCAACCCACAGACTCGTGAGTCCACAGGTTCGTTGTTTCAGTTCGTGGCTTTGGCCTCCTCGACCAGCACTACCACCGCCACTGTGACTGTTGCCCCGATGTACTCGTCCGGCAACGCTCTGTGCAGCATGGTCAGTTTGCCTTTGACTGGCAAAGCTGTCATCTTTGTTGGTGCTGCTAGCGGCTCGTTCCCCCAGAACTTGGTGTACCACAAGGATGCCATCGCATTTGCTACCGCCGATCTGTTGCTGCCACAAGGCGTTGACATGGCAAGCCGTGCCGTGCACAACGGTATCAGCCTGCGTGTTGTTCGTCAGTACGACATCAACAACGACCGTATGCCTTGCCGTGTTGACGTGTTGTATGGCTTCAACACCATCCGTCCACAAATGGCTTGCCGCATCTTCGGCTAAATCGAACCGGGGGCTTCGGCCCCTGCTTTCAAACCACTTTAAAAGGAAATTATCATGGCACTCCCTAATGGCGCAAGCGGTTACCAAGTTGGTGACGGTAATCTTGGCGAAATCAGTTTTTCCAACACCAGCGCACCCGTTGCATTGACTGGCGCGGCTGTCACCATCACAGCAGACAATTTGGCTGCTGGTGTGTGTACTATGGACTCAGGCGGCACAGACGCAGGCGCTTACGTGTTCCCAACAGGCGCACTGCTTGACGCTGCATTCTCTAGCCTTAAAGTTGGCTCAACATTTGACTGCTCTTTCATCAACATTGGTGACAATGCAGCAAACGATGTGGTCTTCACCGCTGGCACGGGCAACACCCTTGTTGGTAACGACACGATCCAAGATTCGCTGACCAAAACCAGCAACACATCTGGTACGTTCCGTTTCCGCAAAACAGGTGACGCAGCGTACTCAATCTATCGCGTTGCTTAATTTTTGAGCAACTGGTAAAACGGGGCTTCGG